GATAGACGGCATGAAAACGCCATTTGATAACAGAGTAAAATTACGCCAGCAGATTAAAGACAGAATAGAGCTGGAATAACCCACAAGTGCAACCCTAACACGGCTAACGAGGCCATTAGGAAAATGAAGGAGACAGTGAGATGAAAGTACAAGATTATTTAAACAAGGTCGCATACATAGACACAATAGATATTATTGGCAATGGCGAAATGTCAGAAGTTTATAAAAGCAATTTTGATGACAGCTATATAACTCATGTTGGAATGGAAGATAATATTAAATACCTAGCAGATCGTGAGATTACAGATGAGTTAACACATGGCGTTGGCTTTAGTCCAAAGGATAACAAGTGGTATGGATGGAGTCATCGTGCTATCTATGGGTTTGAGGTTGGTTCAGAGTGCGAAAAAGGTCATTGTCATTATGTACCAAAAACACCAGAGGATTTGATAGATGACCATGCTGCCTTCTATGCGGATATTTCAGAAGAATGTGCAGAGCTTAAAAGGGCTGAATGCCAGATATTGCCAGATAGAAGCGGTATTAGAATACTTCCACATCCGGTAAAAATACCTGTAGTTAATGATTTAATGGAACTTGATAGTTATCTTGATAGAGAAGGTTTTGGAAAGCAGCCAGAAGAAATCGACATAGTTGGAGATGATTTCTATGAGATTAAATGCGGCAGAGGCGAATGGATAGCAAAAACAATGGCAGATGCAAAACAGATGGCTATAGATTTTAATAAAGGCGTTAGCTAACCCCTTAACAGATAAAGGATGAGAGAGATGGATAATAAAATGTTAGATAACGAAATGTTAGGCAGAGTATTAAGCCGTGTAATGGCTAGAAATGTACACAATATCGAGACTCAATATTCATGGGATAGCTTAGAAGATATTTTAATCGAAATGATTAATGAGCGGCCTAACTTCTCTATAAGCAAAACAACAGATCAAGATTGCTCTCAGAGAGATAAAATAAATACTCTTCTTGAAATAGCAAAAATTGTAGGCGTTTAACCACTAACCAAAACAGGTGACATATGAAAACAGTAGAAGAAAGAGCGGAGTATATTTGTGATAAATTAGATTTATCAGCTTGCGGCCTTGGTTATTGGGTGATTCTTGATGCTCTTAGAGAGCAGGACAAGATAACGCGCCATGCCTGCGCTGAGGCTTGCAGATTAGCCGGTGCTGATAGCTCAGAAAGCCTGATCGGTAAAGCATACAGTGATATTTGCATGAGTGTAAAAGCAGTATAAATAAAACTTTACCCCTATCAAAACATTGAATTAGATTAATACATTTTAATCATTAAGATAGTAGTCATAGGGTAAATAAATAGGAGCGGGAAAGATGACAAGATTTGAACATTTGCTGTTACGGATAAAGGTAAACGAAAAGATTAAGCGTGAGCATCCCAAGCCAATGCCACCCTACATAACAGCACAATGTAACAAAAAGACCGATAAGGCTAGATTAATGAGGGAAACAAAATGAATAAAAATATTGAAGATTCAGAAGGCGTTCGTTCCAGCAATGGCGTTAGTTACAGCAATGGCGTTCGTTCCAGCAATGGCGTTAGTTCCAGCAATGGCGTTCGTTCCAGCTATGGCGTTAGTTACAGCAATGGCGTTCGTTCCAGCAATGGCGTTAGTTCCAGCAATGGCGTTAGTTACAGCAATGGCGTTCGTTCCAGCAATGGCGTTAGTTCCAGCAATGGCGTTCGTTACAGCAATGGCGTTAGTTCCAGCAATGGCGTTCGTTCCAGCTATGGCGTTAGTTACAGCAATGGCGTTAGTTCCAGCTATGGCGTGATAAATAGCTCTGGTGTATGCAATGAGATATTCTGCGCAGACAAAAAAGAAACATTTAAAATCTTTGGTTCGGAAGTAACAGAATCCAGATTCGACGAGGTAATGAGTGGAATTAAGCGATCTATGGGCGATTGGTCACCAGCATTTAATAATGCATTCCAGTTATATGTTCAGGCTGGTAATGATTGGTCAAAAGTTGATGCAAGTCAAATTACTGGAATAGCCGATGATATTGATGATCCATACGAGGCATGGAAAGATATGCCAGAAGAAGGGTTAATTTATATAAAATCATTACCGGAATTTAATGCTGATATTTTCAAGCGCGTAACTGGCATTGATGTAATGAAAAACGATGAGCCGGTTATTCTTGTTGGTGAGAATAAATACAAGGTGTCAGATGTTGAAAAGGCGCTGGCGAATCTTGATCCGGTAGATTAAATAAACATCACAAGGATGTGATTATTAAGGAAATCAAAATGATTAACACACCATGCCACAGAAACAGCGACCCGATAACCAGCTACCTAGCCGATAAGCACATTACACAATCAGGAAAGCGCATGGCAGATGTAAGACGCGCTGAAAATGCTGTCAGATTGCACTCAGGGTACACATGCAGGGAGTTATCAGCATTAACGGGCATACCGAACGAAATCTTACATAAACGCCTTCCTGACTCAAATAAGCTAGTTAAGGGTCAAATGGTCAAGTGCATGATTACTGGCCGCATGGCATCACAATGGTTTATGCGCCATAAAAAACTTTGATTTCAAATAAGTAAATTTAAGCAATAAGATAATAAAAAACGGGAGAGAGAGTTGGAATATTTAGATTTCATAGATTCAAAAAAACATCTTAGCGGTAATTTCGGCTTTGATCCGTTATTCATCCCAGATATGGCTTTCGATTTTCAGCAGAATATTATCGAAAAGGCAGTTATTAAGGGTCGTATGGGTATCTTTGCTGATACTGGCTTGGGTAAAACGCTAATATCTTTGTCAGTCGCTCAGAATGTCGTTTTAAAAACAAATGGACGGGTATTGATTCTTACGCCTCTGGCTGTGGCGTTTCAATTCATTGCTGAGGCTAATAAGATCGGTATTGATGATATTGAGTATTCAAAGGACGGAAATCACACAAAGAAGATAGTTGTATGTAATTATGAACGGCTACACTTGTTTGATAGTGCGGACTTTGAGGGCGTTGTTCTTGATGAGTCCAGTATACTTAAAAACTTTAAAGGAACGATAAAAACACAGATAACATCGTTTGTTAAAAAGATAAAATATCGATTCTTAACCACTGCCACGCCTTCACCTAATGACTTTATTGAATTAGGTACAAGCTCCGAGGCGCTTGGCTACATGGGTTATATGGATATGCTAGGCAAGTTCTTTAAATCGAATCAAAACTCAGTAGATTCAAATAACCGTAATATCGGTGAAAAGTTTTATCTAAAGACACATGCTGAGGACGCATTCTTTCAATGGGTTAATACTTGGTCAATGATGGTGAAAAAGCCCAGTGATATCGGATTTAATGATGATCGTTATATTTTGCCAGAGCTGATTAAAAACACACATTCAGTACAGAATAAAAGCTTATTAGAGCATGACGGACAAGTTGCCATGTTCAAGAAAGAAGCTAAAACAATGACAGAGATTAGGCACGAGCAGAAACAAACACAGGAAGAAAGGTGCGAAAAGGCAGTAGAAATAGCAGGCGATAAAGTATCGGTTTATTGGTGTAATACTAACGCGGAAAGTGCGTATCTTAAAAATATGGATAAAGATGCTGTTGAGATTATCGGTAGTCAGTCGATAGAGAAAAAGGAAGAAATATTAAAAGCCTTTGCTAGTGGCGACATTGACCGGATTATAACAAAGGCAAAGATGACTGGAATGGGTCTAAACTGGCAGCACTGCAATCATTCTGTATTTTTCCCTACATGGAGCTATGAGCAATATTATCAGGCTATCCGTAGGTTTTGGCGTTTTGGTCAAAAACGTGATGTAACGGTAGATATGGTTATATCTGATGGTCAATCGCGGGTAATACAGGCATTAGAAGAAAAAACAGAAAAAGCTAAAAAGCTATATGAGAATTTAGTTAATAATGTAAACAGTGATTTCTCATTAGATACCAATGAAGAACTAACAAAAATAATTAAGCCATCATTTTAGGAGTTGGAAAAATGACAGACGTAAAAGATCAAAAAATAACAGACAGATATGCAATCTATAACGATGATTGCTTCAATGTGATTAAAGAGCTAGACAGCGAGACGATTGATCTATCCGTTTATTCGCCACCGTTTGCAGGGTTGTATAATTACAGCTCAGATCCGCGCGATATGAGTAATTGCGACAGTAAAGAACAGTTTTTAGAACAGTATGAATATCTGATCAAAGAAATGGCGAGAGTCACTAAAAAAGGGCGTATTAACGCGGTTCACTGTACCGATGTATTCGACAATACCTGTCGCTTATGGGATTTTCCACACGAGATAATCAAGCTGCATGAAAAATACGGATTTGAGTACCGTAACCGTATTACTATTTGGAAAGAGCCACTTAAAGTGCGGATGAGAACAATGGTTCAATCGTTAATGCACAAGTTTATTGTTGAGGATTCGACGCGGTGTTTCACGGCTATGCCTGATTACATGCTGATATTCACAAAGAAAGGCGAAAATGAGATTCCAGTTACTCACGAGTTCGGTATTAATCATTATGCTGGTGAGATTCCGATTCTGCCTAATATTCTGAGAGCATTTAACAACGCTAATAAAACAGACCATGATGAGGATAGCTTGTGGAAACATCTAAACTCAGTTAATGAGGACACAGGAATCACAAAGCTAAATCATTATATTTGGCAGCGATATGCGAGTGCTGTATGGGATGATATTAGAATTGATAATGTTTTACCGTTCCGAGAAGCGCGTGAGGAGGATGACGAAAAGCACGTTCATCCATTGCAGCTAGATGTTATTGAGCGAATTGTGGAGTTGTACAGTAACCCTAATGAGGTCGTATTGACTCCGTTTATGGGTGTTGGTTCTGAGGTTTATGGCGCATTGAGTCGAGGCAGAAAAGGTATCGGTATTGAGCTAAAAACGAGTTATTTCAAGCAGGCGATCAGGAACATTGACGCAGTAGAAGTAATTGAACCAGATCAGATTGATTTATTTTAGAGGGTTAAACAATGGATAACGACAGCTTACAAACACTATGCCACCGATTAGAGCAATTCAGAGATGATCGGGACTGGGAGCAATTCCACTCACCTAAAAACCTGATTATGGCGATAAATGGTGAGGCGGGGGAGTTGGCAAGTGTGGCTCAATGGCGCAATAACTCGGAGATTTTCACCGATGTTAAATTGCAGAATCAGGTCACTACTGAGATGGCAGACGTATTTATCTATCTGGTTAATCTGGCAAATGTACTGGAAATTGACTTAATTGAGGCCGCTAACTTAAAGATTGATGATAATGGTGTCAGATATCCTATTTCTAAATTCAAGGGAATAGCGGATAAGGCGGGTGAGTAATGGGTAAGAAACTAGAAATAGCAAAGAACATACTCGATATTGACCACAGACAAAACGCAGGCGGGTTAAAACCTCTAAAGCTATGGCTAGGTTATATCGAAGGTATACCGTTTAAGCGCAGTTCGGCATGGTGGGTTACATTCAAAGTTAAGACAGAGCCACCAACCACACGAAAGATAAAGCCGTCATTGATCAGTAACCGGATGGCATGTGGGTCAGGCTGGACACAAGAGGAGGCAACAGGCGCGTATATTGGCGAAAGCTTGCGACAGTATCGCCAGAGACTACGCAGAAACGAGAAAAGCAACTATGAGCGAATCAATGAGTTATTTGATTTCTTTAATTACAGGCCGGTGATTTAATGGAAATGCAATGTCCGATAAAAGGCTGTGGTGATACATTTGCGCGTGAGGACATGGTTTTAAATTCTCATCTTCGCAACAAGCACAATTGCAGTCATCAGCAAAGACTAAGATTAAGACTAAAGCACTGTCCACAAGACAGCGGCTTTAAAACTCAGAGCGTATCCGATGAGGAGCGCGAACTATCAAAAATGGCGGGGATATGAAATGAAAAGAGTAATGAAAAAAATCAATACAGAAGTCGGTAAGTCAATGACGCTTGATGAGGTGATGGCGGCATTATGCGACATGAATGTTTGCGTATGGAGCGGTGAAGAAGCAAATGAGTTTCTTGATGGTGATTCCATTACTGCAAAAGTAGGCGGGAAGAAGGTTGAATTAAGCGATATATCAATCACAGTTATTCGTGAGGAATACATCAATGGCTAATGATTTAAACCAGTGTACATTTATAGGCAGGCTTGGCAGAGACCCAGAGTCAAAGGCTATGCCATCAGGAACAGAAGTATGCGATTTTAGTATCGCTGTCGGATGGAAGTCTAAAGACAAAGAGGGTGCGGAGTGGGTGAATATCACGGCCTTTGGAAAGCTTGCTGAAATCTGCACTCAGTATCTGAATAAAGGGTCTCAGGTAATGATATCTGGTCGCATGAAAACAGAGTCATGGGATAAGGACGGTGTGACAAACTACAAAACTAAGATTATCGCAGATAAAATGCAGATGGTGGGTGGTAAATCAGATAACCCTCGCGTAAATGGAGCAAGTACACAACAGCCACAACAAACTGCTACGGATGGCGGGGCTGGATCGGGTGGCGGTGACTTCGACGATGACATCCCATTTGCCCCATTATCAGAGCATGGCTAAAGAGTTCAGAGCCTAGCCGGTAATTAAACTAATACTTTAATTGGATGAGCCGGCTGGGTTCTAGCATTAACTAATAGGAGATTGAAAATGAAAATATGCTCTTGTTGCGATAAGAAAAAACAATTGAACGACTTCCCTAAGTGCAAGGGAAGAAACGGCTCTTATTATTTTCGTGGCAAATGCAAGGTATGCACAAATAAAGCTGGAGTAAAAAGAATATTCACCGACCCATTACAAAAAGAAAGAAAGAGTAAGTACGATAGACAGTGGAGAAAAGACAATCCTGACAAAGTTATAGCGTTTAAAGAAAAACAGACGAATAACTTACGGATAGCTTATGAAAAGCGCAGGAATAAACTAACCGATGGTTATATATTGGCTTGTATGTGCTTAAAGAAATCTGACAATGTGCCTGCTGAATTAGTGGAAGCAAAGAGGTTGCAGATAAAAATATCAAGACTGATAGGAGAATTAGGTCATGAAAAACGTAGTCGAATTGCGGGACGATTTAGCTGATATATTTAATAAATTAAAATCAGGTGATATTAAGCCAGAAAAAGCCGCTCAAATGACAAATTGCGCTGGAAAAATCATAGGTACTTTGCGTGTTCAGATAGAATATTCTGACAAGCGAGAAGAAAAGCCAAGAATTGAGTTTTTGGATACAGACAAGATCGTTTAACAAATGAGGTGATTAATAATGTTAGGAATAAGAGTAGATGTTATTGCGTTTTCTGCGCTTGTCATTGGCGCTGCAATATTAGAGATAAATGATAAGCCCGTATCTGGCTTATGGCTGGTTATTGCTTTGTGGTTGTTTTTGACTGATTTTTTTTAGCGACTAATCAATCGTGATACAATAGGCTATGGCGTGAGACTGTCAAAAGTTCCTTGTTGAATCTGCGAAAGCATCCAAACAAGTGGTAGAAGGCAGATAGTTTTGCGCTTATTTATATGGTCAGCAGCACGGAAAGTAGACGTGCATAAGGAATCGACATATCAGCCGGTTAAGGGTCGAGAACTCTAGAGCATCCTTTCAAGGCATAGCAGGGGTAACGGCCTGCCTGACCACCAATTAACAAAGAGAAAGATAATGAGCATAGACGCAAAACAACTCAGGGATTATGTAATTATTCCAGCACTGGAAGAAATCGACGCATACAGTGAAGCGGCTGTTAATTTATTGCTTGGTACGGCAGCTCAAGAGTCAGCAATGGGTAAGTATTTAGCTCAAGTGCCATCGGGTATAGCTAAAGGTGTCTTTCAGATGGAAGGCGCGACACATGCCGATATATGGGAGAATTACCTAGCCTATCAAGACGAATTAAAAGAAAAAGTATTGAGGTCGTGCATATCTAATAACCCCAAAACACTGGTTTATAATCTTAAATACGCTGCGATAATGTGCCGTGTTCATTACCTACGAGTACCCGAAGCACTGCCAGATAAAGATGATATTGTAGGATTAGCCGAGTATTGGAAGCTGAAATATAATACGGTGTATGGCGCTGGAACTATCGATGAATTCATGGAAAACTGGCAGCGATACGCAGCAAAGGCGGCATTATGAGAGAAGGCTATGAAGGGTTTTAATATAGGAGCTGGTAGCGGTGGCTGATAACTACGAAAAGTACAGGCATTATAATAATAAAAAGATTTATAGGTTATTGTGCATGGCAGTAAATCATGAAACAGAAGAGCCAATGGTAATATACTGCAGTGATGAAAATCCAGACGGTTTAAAGTGGGCGAGAACAGCGCGAGAGTTTCACGCAAAATTTAAAAAGGTATAGAAATCTAAGTTTTTAATGTAGTATCAATGGAGAAGCATTATGAATGAAGAAGATATAGTAAAAATGCCAGTAGACCCGAATGCAAAAGAGGCGGTTCATATTGGCGTACATGGCAATGACTGGTATCTGCAAAGCCAGAGAGAGGAAAGGTTTAATATAAAAATGGGAAGGGAGCTAATAAGGCAACAGCGTGAAAAAGAGACTATGTTTTTATAAATCGCATAAAGCGTGATAAACTACCTGAAACAGTGAGTCATTCCGGTATTCAACTGAAATAAGGACAGGAAAATGCCAAAAAAGCAGCCCAAGAGTAAAAAACCAGCTCCAAAGTCACCACCAAAGAAGAAAACACCTAAAAAGCCGCCTGCTAAGCACAATGGCCGCACTCGTTACGCTTAATCCATTAGTCATAAAAAGAAAAAAGAGGCTAGATATGGGTAAGGAAGGTTTAGAGGTAGTCGATAAGGTTACTGAGGTTAACGTCAAGCTGTCGAATATATTGACGGCATTGGTTCTTATGGTGATGTCATGGGTGGGGTTCAATATCAATGCATTGAAAGACCACATGGCAGAGGCGTTATTACAGATAGCAGTCATACAAAGAGCAAATGAGCATCAGGACGAAGATATAAAAAAGTTGGAGATGTGGCGAGAGTCACATATAGAATTACACGAAAAAGAGCTTAAGTGATGAGCTGGTTTACTAATTTATTCTCATCATCAAAAACCGTCGATAACGTCATGGATAAGGATAACGGTCTACTTTCTCAGGTAGGCGGATGGGTTGGCAATATGCAATTCACGGAAGAAGAACAAGCTAAAATGAATTTAAAGATGGCTGATAGTGTGGCTGACTTTGTAAAAATGACGCTATCCGAGAACACAGAGCGAAGCAAAACCCGCAGATCAGTGGCGGTACTATGGATAAGAGTTCAATTATTTATGTTGCTGATTGTCATGGCTGTAGCGCCTTTTGATATGGAGCTGGCTAAATTCTATATATCAATCGCATTCGGCACATTAATGATCAGCGGCACATTGGCAATCATAGGCTTCTTTTTCGGGGCGCACATGCTAAGTAACCACATTGGCATCGGTAAAAAACAGGATAAGCAATAAATGGCAGCACCATCAGTCAGTGGCGGTATAACAGTTCTTCATACTTGTGATACGGGCGGTGGTACTGGTGTCGCGCCTCTCGCACCTTCATCATTAACCGGCACATCTTCCTTGTCATCTAGTGGTACACGAAGTGCGGCTTATGAATTTGGCATCAATGAAACGGGCGCTGGCAGCATAGGAATAGGTGCATCGACATTCACAGAGGCTGTATTAGGTGGTCTTTACGCAGTTACCGCAACTGATTTTACTGTCGCTAATAGATTCGCTGTTATTCATTACAGAAACTCAGGCAGCGAAACATCAGCACTGACATCCTCTAAAGGCATTATGCTGGCGGCTAATTCTGGTAGTGCAGGTACTGAGGAAGCGGCTTTCTCTGTTCGCGGTGTTGATAACTGGAATGCAGCGTATGAGGCGGCTATTGTTAATCTTAATCGCAGTACAGACTCATATCTGTATTCAGGTACATTTGATCCGTCAGATATAACCCACTTAGGGTTCGCTGTTAGTTTTGCTCAAACATACGGAAAGGTATACGTTGACTCGGTTGGTTATGTTGATCCTTTTATAGTTGTAAATGGTGAAACGGCAAACAAAGGTGATTTTGCTGATATAACATCGAACATCAATACTAATGATACTGGTGTAAACGATTCACCAACAGGCAACATGCATTTATGTTTTTTTGGCTGGGGTGTTGGTGACGGAACTACAGCAACAGAATTTTCAGAGACGCTGAAAGTCTGGGAGTTTCCAGAGACTGTAGATTTTACTGGGCTTTGGGGTCGCGCACACATAAATGATAATGACTTAGGGTTTGAAGTTAATGCCTCGGCCTCTGATGTTATTGATTTTGAGTTATGTAACTGGATTTCAGACACGTCTTTTTACTGGAACTCAATCGGCAGCACATCGGCAACAGTAAGTTATACATCGTGCGTAGTTAAAGGCGCTGGTGAGTTGACGGTAGTTGATAGTCATTCTTTCTCAGGGTGTTTATTCGACACTTGCGCAACAATCACCACAAATGACCCTACGCTAACCAGTACAACAATTAAGAACGCAACGGGCGTAGCGTTAGACCTTGACCCTGCATCGGGTAACAATTTAACTAATGTTACATTCTCAGGCAATCAAACCGCTATACGAGTCGATACAGCAGGCAGCACCACACTTGATGTAACAGAATGCACGTTTGATTCAGATAATACTTATTACATTGAATACACTGGAACCGGAACACTCACAGTCACAGCCAGCACATCAATAGCAGCAGGTAAGCTTAATGCATCCGGTGGCGGCACGATTACCGTAGTAGCACCAGATAAGGGAATTGTGTTTAGTGGTTTAGTGGCGGGCTCACAAGTTAAAGTCTTTGCTACTGGTACAACGACTGAGCGTTTTACAACATCATCAAGTGGTACATCAGAGACTTATACGGCAACTGTTGAAGAAGATATTGATTACACTATCTACTTAGCAGGACGTATTTTGATTCGTGTTACTGGTTATACAGTCGGAGCCACGCAAACTACAGTATTAGTGAATCAAGAGGTGGATCGTGCATATGTTGCTAGTTCTGGTTTAACGTACACAACCCACACCAGCGCCACAGCCGGAACAAAGATATTTACGCTTAACACCGATTCTACCTTGCAGAATTATTACTCTCACATGGTAGAGGAATGGATAGCGCAGGCCACGTTAAAGAATGTCGAATTCCCGATTGTACCTAATGGCTCTGACTCGTTTACATTGAAAAACGGATGGGAGTTCAGCAGTGCAACAGATATAGCGTTTTTATCCCGTGATGGTATGCGTTATCTGGATGCAACAGATACACTGACAGCAACATGGGCGGCTATTTTAAGTATTGGTGATACCGATACCATGACCGCAGAGTATCAGCAGGTCGATGGTGCAGCACCTACCAATGCAGCCAATACAGGTGACGTTGATGAGTTAATACAGGTTTACGGTGATGCGACTCATGGCAACTTTGATTACACAGGTTACATGGTTATTAAGTATCAAGAAAATGGCTATATGCAGGGCGTAGTGGATGTTGTGGATACTTACGGCACATTAGCCGATGCTTTGTACGTGGTAGCGGTACAGCCAACAGCAATAGCGGATTTCACAACAGGCGATCCGGCTTTAGCTAACCCTCCGGTTATTACAGATCACGGCGCAACACCAACAACGTGGAATAGTAAAGATTTCTCTATAACAATTACTGATTCAGCAGCCGGTAATACGGGTGATGATATCATGCGCTGGATTAACTACAATCTAGCTCAAGACGCGACCTTTGAGGGCAGTGATCCGTTTAACTGGCCTGACATGGTGGTTGAAAGCGGGGATGATTATGCCACAGAGCGTGGTGATTTAATTGGCTCGGCTGGTGCAGCTCTAAAGGGCATCAGGGTTGTTAAGAATGACGGAACAACGTCACACGCTGATTTTATTAAGCACATGGCCGATGATGGCACTTACTACACCGTACCCGTTACAGCGACAGCAGCGGTCACAGGAATGCCGACAGCGGGCGCTAATATTCGTTTACAAATCACTAACGAGACAGGCAGAGCCGGTACAACATGGTCAACCGGTCAAAGCGTTACAGCAGGCGATTATTATCTAAGATCGACCGGAGTAGGCGCTGAGAACAGCAACACAGGTTTATTCTTTGTTGCTAATAACTCAGGCACTACCCATGCAACCACAGAACCGACATGGGATACCACAGCAGGAAACACGACTGTAGATAACGATATAACGTGGACTTGCCGAGCGGTTCAATACCACAGTGCAGACCCTGCTACAGCGAATTACAGCTCTAATTACACAACCGGAGAGGAGTTTGCAGCCGGTGATACAGCGCGGATAAGGTTCTCAGAGCTGAATGGGGCAACAACATTCAATACCTTTGCACAGAATGCAGTCGTAACCAGCACAGGATTCAGTGTGGCGTGTGATGAAACAGCAGACGCAGTTTATGCAACGAATGCAGATGACGGCTCATTAGTAACTAAATTCACGGCAGATTTTACCAATGTCGAAATAGACCTATCAGCAAATGAGAATTTCCACTCAAAAGAGGCGTATTCTTTCTACTGCTATCAATTAACCACAGCAGACGGCATAGAGATGTTCTGGGATGGCGTGGTCGCTGCTGATACAGGCAACTACAAGATAGTAACGGCTACGCTAAATCTGTACTTTGACAACACCACAACAGCATCAAAACGTCAGACAGACTCAGCCAGAATATACCGTGATGATGATACCTACCCAGTTAAAGACCCGACTACATCGGGCTATGGCGTGGACGTAAACTGGAAGTCACAGGTCTATGTTGTGGAAGTGTCGACAGGCAACGCGGTTAATCAGGCAACTGTTCAGGCTGCTTTGACGGCTCAAGGGTATACAACTACGAGAGCGCCTTATATTGATGATGTCAAAACAAAGACAGATCAGCTTACCTTCACAAATACTGGTGAAGTGGACAGTAACACTAAATCGATGAACGATAGCGAGGTGCTGGGTTCCGGAATAGATAGCGACTTGTGGCGTGGCTAGTTTTGCATCAACTGCGTTTTCCACAAGTGCGTTTGATGGTGATGCCTATTCACTAGATGGTGAGGCAGCAGCGGTATTAGCAGGGGGTGTAAAGCGTAAAATCAAGCCCATGCCTAAAGGCTTCATGCCTTGGGAAAAGGAAGAAGATGATTTCATAGAGGAAGTCATAGAGGAGATAAAGCGACCTAAACTAAGGATAGTTAAGAAAGCACAGCCAGATTTTGACAGCACATTAGAAGCGGAGCGTATTGATAGAGAATTAATCGCAGAGCTGCAAGAAAGCGAGAGAATCAGAAAGAAACGAATAAAGAGACGAAAAGCGATAGAAATGCTATTATTAAGTTAAACCACACCCTAGCAGGTGAATTATGGAAGCCAAAGACAACGTAATTAACTTATTTGAATATAAGCTAAACAACAACAAAGAAGATGAGGCCACAGCAGACGCTATGCGATTTGCTTACTATATGTCTAACTTCGCTGATGATGACTTCCAACAACAACTAGACGAGTTTAACCTAATACCAGAGTTAGACGATAAACCAGAGGGCTAGACAATGGCATGCTTTAAACCAAAGAAAACTAAGGGCGGCAAAGGTCGCGGTAAGTAACAATAATTTAGCCAACCCCTAACGGAGCTAATACATTGAAATGGCAGCAAAAAGAGCAGAACAAAATAAAAAAATAAGGCGCGAAGCTTTAAGAGAGGAGCTACAGAGCCGAGAGTACATCAGGCAAGTACATAGAATACTTGATACTGATGATGAATCGCTTAATGTGCCAGCAGCTAAGTTAAAACTAGACGGCTATTTTAAGCTGTTAGCAAAGACGCTTCCAGATGTTAAGTCTGTTGAGCTTACTGGTGAAGATGGCGAAAAGCTTATTCCCCCTGCTATCTTAGTTAAGCATGAATGAAGTCGAGATAGTATTCCCTAAGATATTCAAAGAGCTGGACGAGCCGCACAGATACAAAGTTATGTATGGTGGTCGTGGTTCTGGTAAGTCGTGGACGGTAGCCAGAAAGCTTTTACTAAAGGGTGTTCAATCACCTATTCGCATTCTCTGTACTCGTGAGCTACAGAAATCTATCAAGCAATCAGTACACAAGCTGCTTAAAGATCAGATAGACGCAATGCAACTGCAAAACTTCTATATGGTGACTGACTCATCAATCAAAGGCATTAACGGCACTGAGTTCATGTTCATGGGTGTTAAGATGAATAGCCATGAGATTAAATCCACAGAGGGTATCGATATATGCTGGATAGAGGAGGCTGAGAACCTTACAGAGAGCAGCTTTGATATTATCGATCCTACAATCCGTAAAGAAAAATCAGAGATTTGGTGTACTTATAACACGCGATTCAAGTTTGATTATCTACATAAGAAATTCGTAATAGATGAGCCACCACCTGACTCATGGGTTAAATTAATCAACTATACTGACAATCAATTCTTTCCTGATGTGCTTAAAAAGCAAATGGAAACAATGAAAGAGAGGGATTATGAGAAATACCTCAATGTATGGGAAGGCCAGCTTAAACAACTTGCTCAGGGTGCGATATTTGGCAAACAGATTGTTGATGTTAAAAAGAATCACCGTATCACGTATATACCGATACAGAAAAACTGCGAAGTAGATACCTTTTCGGACTTGGGTAAGAATGATCAGACGGCCTTCTGGTTTATGCAGCGCGTAGGGCTTGAGTATCGATTTATTGATTACTTTGAGGGTAGGTTGGAAGAAGTCGAATATTATACTAAATTCATTAAAGATATTGGTTATAACTACGGCACACACTATATGCCACATGATGCAGACCACGACAGGCTCGGAATGGTTAGAAATATCCGTGAGCAGTTTGAAGATGGCGGGGTAAAGCCTATCGAAATAGTGCCAGTAATTAGCCAAAAAACAGCAGCAATCCAGATGGGGCGTGATGTATTCCCTAATTGTTGGTTTCATTTGGGTAAAGATGATAAAATCGCTGATAGCGAATGTGAAGGCTATCTTGAATGGTTGCCTGATGAGTTAAACACTAGATCGAAACGAGCCGAGAGGGGATTTGAAGCTTTGTGTAATTATCGCTATAAATACAATGATGATGACAAGGTATTCCAACGTAAGCCACACCACGATTGGGCTAGTAATGGCTCTGACGCATTCTTACAATTTGCACAAGCCGATAAGTCATCAAATGACGATTGGGGCAGTGATCTAAACTACCAAAATGGCAGCATTGCATGATATCTGATAATACGCTTGCATCGATTATACAAACACAGCTCACCAATTCTATCGGGGGCTATTCATCTGATCTACAAAATGAGCAAGCTAAGGCAATGGATGCTTATTTCGGGCGGCCTTACGGTGATGAGGTTGATGGCCTATCCAGTGTTGTTACGCGAGACGTGTTAGAAACTGTCGAGTGGATCATGCCATCATTGATGCGTGTATTTGCCAGTGGTGAGCGAACAGCGCAGTTTGACCCGACAGGTGAAGAGGATGAAGATCAAGCCAATCAAGAAACCGATTATATAAACTACGTCTTTAACAAAGAGAATGACGGCTTTGAAATTCTCTATAGTTGGTTTAAATCAGCCCTGTTGCAAAGAAATGCTTATGTAAAGGTTTGGATCGATGAAGAAGAAAAGATTACAACAGAGACGTATGAAGGCTTAAATGATGCCGAATTAGAATATGTATTAGATCAGGATGGCGCAAAAGAGCTTGAACATGATGTCAGAATAGATATGCAAGTACAACCCGACCCGATGACAGGGCAGCCAATGGAAGTACCTGTAGAGCTGCATGATATTAAGCTGGAAATCACCACCACTACAAAGAAAGTTAATATTGCTTCTGTTCCTAGTGAAGAACTGCGGATAGCCAGATCAACTAATTCTCTTTCACTGAAAGACTCACCCTTTGTTTGCCATTCACGCACCATGACACAATCCGAGCTAATCGGTATGGGCTTTGATGCAAAGCTTATTCAGTCATTGCCGAGTTATGACGGTGAGAAAGACGGTGAGCTTGAGATAGCGCGTGAACAGCTAAATGATGAAGATTCATCACAGTCTGACCCTGCTGACCAATCAATGCGTGAAATCGTTGTTGATGAGTCATATATCCGCATGGACATGGACGAAAGTGGCCGCGCTCAGTTATGGAAGGTTATCACGGCTGGTACGGTGGTATTAGATAAGGAGCCTTGTGATTTCATTCCATTCCCTGCTTTATCGCCTATTCTTATGCCGCATCAGCACTTAGGTTTAGGTGAAGCTGATTTAGTTATGGATATTCAGCGCATACGATCAGTATTGACACGACAGATGCTTGATAATCTTTACTTGACGAATAACCCTGAAAAAGAAGTATTACAGGGTAAGGTCAATATGGATGATTTACTTACATCTTGTGTCGGTGGCGTTAAACGTGTAAAACAGATGGGTTCAATTAATCCTCTGACAGTACCATTTACAGCCGGTGCAAGTATGCCGATGTTAGAATTATTGGACGGTATGCGTGAGTTTAGAACAGGTGTAGGCCGCAATAACATGGGTTTAGATGCCGATACGTTAGCACAAAGCACCAAAGGCGCGTTTATGGGCGCTATGGAGCAAGCTAACCAGCGTTTAGAGATGTTGGCTAGAACCTTCGCAGAAACCGGCATCAAAGAATTATTTATGATGGTTCATGAGCTAGTCATTAAGCACTATGACGAAAAGACCGGCATCATGTTAAATAATAAGTATGTTGATATCAATCCTACTGAGTGGAAAACCCGCGCCAATATGACGGTAGTGGTTGGTCTGGGTACTGGCAATCGAGATGCCGAATTGCAGCAGTTATTCACCATTGCAGAGAAACAAGAAGCACACGTCATGCAAGGCAGTCCATTGGTAACGGTCAAGAACCTGTATAACACCTATGCAAGACTGATTGAACGTGCAGGCTTAAAGAGTCCGGCTACTTACTTTACTGATCCGGATAGCCCAGAAGCACAGCAAGCCGCACAGCAGCAAGCACAACAGAAACAGCAAGACCCTAATGAAATGCTAGTTCAAGCACAATTGAAGATCGAGCAAGATAAGGTCTTGATGGACAACAAAGAGCTTGAGCATAAGACGGCTATGGAATCACGCGAGATTGATCTTAAAGAACGTGAAATGGCACTGAGAGAGCATGAAGCGGGTATGAGACCACAGATTGAAGCGGCTAAGATAGAATCAGACCGCTACAAGGTCGATACACAAGCACAAACTGATATTGCTATTGAGCAGATCAAAACAGGCGCAAGCTTGCAGGAATCAGTGGCTACAGCTTTAGTCAGTCAACAAACCCAGAGCGATAACCAGCTTGATCAGGTAATCAATGGGTTATTGGGCGAAATGGCTACGCTGAGAAGCGATAATTTAGATGCGCTTAGTGGCGTTAATGAGCAGTTTAAGGATCAATTAAGTACGTTGGTGGCGCAATCTAACAGACCACGACGAATCATATACGATGATAACGGTGAGCCAATAGGCGTTGAGCCGGTGATTGAATAGCCAACCAATAGGAGCTATGAGAATGAATTGGAAATTTTGGAAAAAAGAAGCAAAGCCAGAGCGTAAGGTTTTACACTGGGCTGATCATGATATGGACGCATCAGAGCGCACCATGAGAGCTAAGGAAATTGTAGCTAATCCTTTAATGATGGAAATATTCAGGGGGATGGAAGAAGGGCTTAATAATCAAGCGAGACATGCTGATTTATCGAATCATATTGAGCTGATGAGCTACACTCAGGGGCTGCAAATCCTTGATCAAATGATCGAATATATCGAAGATCGTATTAATGATGAAAAAGTAGTAGAATACAATCAGAAAGTGGTAGGTTTAAAACACTAACGGATTTTCTTGTCGTGATGACATAATATCCCTTGACGGAGACACGCAATGAGCCAAGCAGACGCAGCCATTGAACCAATAGAAGTAACAAACGTCGAAACAGCAGCCCAAGAAATTGAGCGCAGAATGACGGAAGCAGAGCAGACCAAAGATGAGGTTGTTGAAGAAGTAGAAGAACAGAATATTAGTCCTGATGACGAGGTAGAAGATACTGAAACATCAGATGAAGAAAGTAATGAATTAGAACAAGAGTCTGAGGAACAAGAACCGGACGCGGAAGAAGGCGAGACACTTCATTATGAAAACGTCAATGAGATTGCGGAAGCACTTGAATTAACCCCAGAGGAATTTCTGGAAAATATCAAGATTACTCGCAAAATCGATGGCGTAGAAGAAGAAGTTACCCTTGCAGAGCTTCGCAACGGCAATCAGCGTGACGCAGACTATAGACGCAAGACGACAGAGCTTGCAGATAACCGGAAAGCCTTTGAAAGTGAAGTGAATCAAGCCAGAGGTCATTTGGAGCAGCAATTACAAGAAGCTGCAGCAATGACGACCAACCTTGAGCAGCAACTAATGGGAGAGTTTCAGTCTATTGATTGGAATGCTTTAGAGCTTGAAGATCGTGAAGAATGGCTGGTTCAGCGTCAGAAGTTTGGCGAAAGAGCGCAGCAAATCGAAACGATTAAAACACAGTCACAGCAACAGCTATCCGAACAACAGCAGCAATTACAGGCTAGACATCAAGAGGAGCAAAACGCCTACTTAGCAAACCAGAGTGAATTACTAATCTCATCGATTCCAGAATGGGCAGATAATACCGTTAGGGAGTCACAAGCAAAAGAGATGAGTAATTTTTTAACTGAATATGGATTCTCGGAAACCGAAGTTGGCCAAGTCGTAGACCATCGATTAGTTAAGCTTGCATTGGATGCCATGAAGAACAAGGGCAAAATAGGCAAGATTGACGTTGTTAAGAAAAGGGTTAAAAAGCTACCTAAAATTGTTAAGCCAAGCGCAACGGTCGATAAGAAGATCATTGCTAAGAAAGAGCAGAACGACAAGCTGAAACGCTTTAAGCAGAAAAGCAAGCATTCCAATAAGGATGTTGCAGACATGCTCTTTGATAGAATGTAACCAAATTAACTAATGTCGTGATGACATAGGAGAAATACAATGGCACAAGCAGCAGGTATAGTAGCAACATACGATGCAGTCGGTAATCGTGAAGATTTAAGTGATATGATTTTCAGTGTATCACCATACGAAACCCCTGTACTATCGGCAATTAAAAGCGGTAAAGCAACGGGCAAGAATCACACATGGCAGGAAGATTCGCTGGCAGACGCAGCGGCTAACGCTCACATTGAGGGCGATGATGCTAGTCCAGCCGATCCAGCGGCTACGACTTTACTGTCGAATTTTACGCAAATCTTCAAGAAACATGCTGTAGTTTCTGGCTCACAGGAAGCGGTAGACAAAGCAGGCCGTAAGTCTGAGATGGCTTTCCAAGTGGCTAAACGTCTTAAAGAAATGAAAAAAGATGTTGAGTATGCGCTACTGGATAACGGTGTAGCTAACGGTGTTGGTAATGCGAAAGTTGCAGGCGATAACACAACAGCCCGTGAAATGGGTTCATTAGCAACTTACCTGACTTCTAATGTAAGTGTTGGCGCTACAGGTGCGGCGGCTACTGGTAACTCGGCAGACGTAATGACCACTGGTACTGATCGTGATCTGACAGAGGCTATTTTAGCAACAGCTCTGACCACAGCTTATACCAATGGCGCTAACCCTACTATGCTGGCAGTATCAGCAACGAATAAGGGTGTTGTAGGTGATTTCACGGCAGGCGGTGCTACTCGCTACGTTTCAACCGATGAAAGCTCATTAAATGTATCTATTGACGTTTATGAAGGCGACTTCCACACATTGAAGGTTGTACCATGCCGTCAATTAGTGGGTGATAATGTTTACTGTATTGATCCAGAGTACCTTTCTTTAGCAGACCTTCGAGGTGTATCGACTAAAGACTTAGCGGTAACGGGTGATTCAATGCGTAAGGAAATCATCTGGGAGACTACGCTTGAGGTCTGTACAGAGGCAGCCCACTGCGTGATTGCGGACACTAACGGTTAATAGGTGAATACTATGAAATGCGAAGTATTAAAAACATTTGCAACAACAGAAGGCGATATGATCAACAAGAAAAGATCGCAACAAGGAAAGACTATTGTTGATCTGGAAGACAAGGAAGCAAAAAAGGCTATTGATGCTGGATTTGCAAAGGCAGTAAAATAACCCATAGGGCGGCTACCATAGCGCCCTTTTACTAACTTAAATGAGTAAAGAAAATGGCAGATGAAAAGAAACCAGCAAAAAAGCCTAAAATGTTTAAATGTGAAGTATTGCGTGGCATTGGTATTGATGCAGATGAAGCGACTTTAAAAGAAGCTGAATTGCGCTGTAAGCGTCGAAACATTCCTTTTATTAAAGAAGGTCTAACATCGATGGTTTACCCTAACAAGCCAACGTCTAAAGACAATGGTAAGACTATTATTGAGCCAGAGCCTGTATTTGTAGATTTGCCACGAGAAGTAGCGCGTAAACTGCAAAAAGTTGGTGCTGTCCGTGTCGATATCTGATAAATATCACTATGACGAGAAAGAGGATAAACTGCACATAGAAACGGTGCAGGATGTCCAGCCGATACTAGAGGCGAATAAACGCGCCTTTAATGACGCAAGGGAGTTTAAGAGCGAGGTTTTTAACAAGAAAGCCTCTATCCCTATGGTTATATTATTGTCATGGCTGGATAATAAGGGGATCACCTATAGAGAATTTACTATGGATGATTCAATATTAAAGCGATTTCTTAATGACCCTGATAACAAGTTTTGTCTAACCCGAAAAGGCAAGGTATAAATGGCACTAATAACCAATTATGGCGAATTAAAAACAGAGCTTGCTACTTTGTTGCATCGGACTGACTTAACTGATCTTATTCCTAATTTCATTCAGTACGCTGAAACTGTGATAGGGGGTGATCCGGAGCCTAACAGCATGGACGCTCTTGAGGGTATCAGGACAAAAGACCAGCATAAACGTGTAACAACTTCGATTAGCTCTCAGTATCTTGATATTCCCACAGACATGATGACTATCAAAGATATTCAGATTAATCTCAGCCCTGTTCGGTCATTGGATTATTTAACGCCTAAAGTAATGACGGCTAAATACCCGTCGAGTCCGGCAGGCACACCAGAAGCTTACACAATCCACGGTGATGAGTTTCAATTCAGTCACATACCTAGCACTAGCCTTGAGTTAGAAATTAGCTATGTAGCGAGATACACGGCTTTTAGTGCTGACTCAGACACTAATTGGCTATTAACAAATCATCCATTTGCTTATTTATACGCAGCCATGATTGCAGGTTCGGCTCACTTAGATGAACCTAACACGCAGAAATGGGCAATGCTGTATAAATCGATAGCAAGCGGCATTAACGTAACAGAGAGAGACGGAAACTACGGTGCTAATTTATCCGCAAGACCGGCAACAGCAACACCATAATTAATCACTGTCGTGATGACAGAGAGGGCATAACATGGCTTTAGAAACAGTCACCCACATATCAGACCTTAACGTATCTAATCCGACAGCCACAGACGGATTGACGCAAGGCGATGATCATATCCGTAACCTCAAGACGGCATTAAAAACAGACTTTCCTAACATTAACGGGGTTGTGAGTGCATCTGATGAGGATTTAAGCGCGTGTGAGAACTTTGAAGAAACGATAAGCGCCACGACTTCCGAGGTATCGATTGCTACAGGCAAAACATTAAATATTGTTGATGATGGTGCAGGGCTTGAATTTGGTGGTACGGCTTTAACGTCAACGGTGGCAGAATTAAATAAATTAGCCGGTAATGCGGTAACAGCGGCAGACCTGACAAAACTATCAGAAGTTACGGCAACATCAGCGGAATTAAATATATGTGATGCGCCTAATGCAGCAAATAAAGCATTAAAGCTTGATGCAAACGCAATAGCGCCTATAGCCAATCTCCCTGTAGATGTTTTTACTGGCTCATCTTCAGTTTCAGGGGAGTCGTGGAGCGGAGATATAACGCTAACGCTCTCTAATGTATCGACCGCATATGGAGTCTCAATGCTAGGCAAGAGTTCGGGCGGCGTAGCTCAGAGCTTTATATTAGAAATTATAGATGAAAATGGTTATGTAGATTCAACGGCAACAAATATAATTAATATATCAACAGCATCGGCAGCAGGAACGTTAAAACTAAATATGTATAATGCCGACACAATAACAAGAACTATCTATTACCGTGTCGTGGCGCATGGTACTGTTTAATGTTTAAATTAATAAAAGATTTAGGGTCTGCCGGTATAATATCTGATACTGACGCACGATCAATACCAGAAAATGCCTTCACATCTGGCGAGAATATCCGGTTTATTGATAACAATGTTGAGAAGTCTAAAGGAGAGTCAGAGGTTTATACGACTCCTGCTGTTGACCCTTACTGGTTATTACCTGTTCAAACCTCATCGGCTTATTACTGGATATACCCAAGCTTAACCAAGTGCTATGTAACAGATGGCACGACTAACACGAATATCACCAGACAGACGGCCTCGGTTGATGTTAATTACTCAGCAGACGCGGATATAGGCTGGAATGGTGGTATTATCGGGTCGGTTCCTATTGTTAATAACGGTGTTGATGATCCGCAGATGTGGACACCTGTTGGCACTGGTACAAAACTACAGTCATTAACATGGTCATCAGGTACAACGTGGTCAAGTGAGTCAAATACAGCTCGCGTTATACGTCCGTTTAAGCAATTTCTAATCGCCATGCATACTACGGAATCAGGCACTGAGTATCGACAGCGGATTAGATGGTCACACCCTGCTGATAGCGGATCGGTTCCAAGCACATGGGATGAGACAGACACTACTAAAGATGCAGGCGTTTATGATCTTGAGGAGGGCGGGGGTTCGGTTGTCGATGGTTTGCCACTACGCGATACCTTTATCATTTACAAAGACAACAAGACAATGGGTATGCAGCATATCGGTGGCCGCGCTGTATTCCGTTTTTATGACATCTTTGAGCAATCCGGCATCCTTACAAGGCGCTGTGTTAAATCGTTCTATGGCAAGCATTTTGTCGTGACTAACGGCGATGTAATTGTGCATGATGGCAATACGTTTGATTCTGTTATCAATCATCGTAAGAAAAAAGAGCTATTCGCTTTAATTGATGCAACAAACTATCAGCGTACTTTTGTTAGCCCTAATTATCAGAAAAATGAGATGTGGGTATGCTTCCCTAAAACCGGCTCAAGCTTTGCTGATACGGCTTTCATCTGGAATTTTAAAGATGACACATGGACAACTAAAAATATACCTACAGTCAAGCACATGGGCTATGGGCTGGTTGATCCTAACGAGGCAGACACATGGGCTAGTACAACCGAAACATGGGATTTGGCACAAGGCTCATGGGGTGAATTGTCTTATAGTCCGACAGTTATTAAAAACCTCATGGCTGGCTCTACTAAGTTTTACATGGCTGACGATACCGAACAGTCAGACGGTACAAATATCACGGCCTATTGTGAGCGTGAAGGGCTTGATTTTGGCTCTCCGGACATTGTTAAGCGTGTTACCCGTGTTTGGCCTCGTATTGATTGTTCAGGCGATATTACGGTTTATGTAGGTTCTCAGATGGTGCATACGGACAGTGTGACGTGGAAGGCATACACTTATTCATCGGGTGATGATCGTATCGATTGTGATGTAACGGGTAAATTAATCAGCTACCGGATTGAATCAAGCACTAATGTCACATGGAAGGCGCACGATATTGGCTTTGAATACACAGAGAAGGGCAGGTTTTGAGCTATCAACCCAATCCCATAAATGACGGCTCGATAATCGGCCAGTACCTTAATACTGAGCTTCATAAGTTAGCGGATAGCTTGCAGAATCTTGAAGTAGATAGCACCGCATTCAAAATATGGAATGTAGAGCCAGATAAACCACGACAAGGCGAATTATATTATGCCGATGGCACAAACTGGGATGCTGGAAGCGGTGAGGGGCTGTATTTATATTCTGCCGGTCAGTGGAATTTTATAGCTCTATTAGGCGCTAGTGGATTTTGGGCTTCTGTAACAGCTTCGATAAATGCGTCCAAGGTAACGGGGGCTGCACAGCCTAATTGGTCGGTATTTCGTGATGGTATATATGCTTATGCTTTTTCTGCTTCGGCATTAAATGAAGCGTGGGTTTGTCTACATATCCCGCATTCATACAAGCGCGGTACGGATATTGAGCCTAGTTTACATTGGGCGGCTGGTAACACGACAAACACTGGCACTGTCCGGTTAGGAGTGGAGTACACCATTGCTAAATCGTTTGGTGTAGAGGCATTCCCCGCATCAACAACGATATATGTGGAACAAGCGGCTAACGGCACACCGTATATGCATTATCACTTAGATTTTGACCCTGCTGATGTGATACCCGCAGACTCAAGGGAGCCGGACACGCTTATTATGGCAAGGGTATTTAGAGACGCCGCGCACGCTAACGATACATTTACTGGAGATGCTTTTATCTTGAACTTTGATTTACACGTACAGATGGATAGGATTGGCACACTGAATAGTGATTCGGATTTTTATACATAGGGGCTAATATGAATTATCTAATCGTTATATTTATCACGGCTTTATTAATCGGATGTGGTCAGAAGTGCGAAGTTGAGACAGATAAGGATTATTTCGACGGCGAATATCACCGTATCCCTGTTTGTGAAGAAGAAAAGTATTTTATCGATGGTTAATATTATCGCGATAGAGTCACACTTCATTGATCAGGTATGGCCTAGGGTCGAAGGTCATATTAAATCTGCTTTAGACCATGCAAAAGGCGAATTGTCGATAGAAACATTGAAAGACCGATTGAAAGCTAAAGAATCATTACTATTAGTAGCTATGGATAATATGATTGTTTTAGCGTCGATAGTTTGTGAGTTAGTCGATACAGAATCTGGCAAAGTTTGTCATATTGTTGCAGCCGGTGGCAAAGATTGTGATTCATGGCTAGATGAGTGGTATAATCAAATCGTGCCAATCGCTAAAGATCAAGGCTGCGTAAGATTATCGGTAAATGGTCGTAAGGGCTGGGAGAAAAAACTCAGTAAATACGGTTTTGAATATGCCTATACAACATTACACAGAGAAATAAGCGAATGAGCAAATCAAAGACAAATCCCACAAGGCCAGCCCAAGTATGGGGTGATCAATCCGGCTATTTAACCGACTTATACGGTCAAGGCGCTGAATTATTAGCCCAGCAAGCCCCAGAATCTGATCTAACGACTCAAGGGCGTGAACAGGCTGTCGGTTATGCACAATCACCCGCCCTACAGAATTTAATACAACAGTCACAAGCTGTATTAAGCACAGCAATGACCCCACAGCAAAACCCATACTTACAAAAGGCGATTAGTTCAGCGATCAGACCATTAACTCAAAGGTATCAAGAGGATGTCTTAGGTGGTATTACTGATGAGTTTGTACAAGCCGGTCAAACAGGTGGCAGTCGTCAAGGTATAGCCGAAGGTATTGCGGGGCGTGAATACTTACAGCAGGTCGGTGATATTGCCTCAGATATGTCATATCAAGACTTTACAGGTGGTCAGGAGCGAATGCTTCAAGGTCTCAGCCAAGCGCCAACGGTGGCGAATCTGGGTATGATTCCGGCTGAGATTATGCAGCAAGCCGGACAAGCTGAGCAGCTAGCCCCTTGGCAGCAATTACAGTTACAGCAAGGTTTAATTGGTGCGCCTACTGTCTTGAGTCAAGGCGGCGGTGGTGGTACTGGCGGTACGACATCTGCACTACCATTCTCAATTAAGATATAGGTGAGACATGGGATTATTAACTGACTGGATAAAAAGAGGTTGGGCTCAAGAGGATCAGGCCGCAGAATTAGCTAGACAACAAGAGGCGGCAGGTACGGTTAAAGGCTTGATTGGTCAGGCAGCAGCACCTTATCAACTTGCCACACCACAGCAAGAACAGATGAGCGCAGACCCATTAGCGCCTGTTGAGGTATTTGACGAATCAGACCCGATATTACAACAGCAAGGGCTAAAGAAAGCCGGTACAGGTTATCTAGGCTCATTAGCTGATGTTGACCCACGCGCCAGAGAAATGGCACAAACCAAACTCTATGGCGGATTATTAACGACTCCGGGCTATGAGCAGATTGGCGCACAAGGGATACAGGGTTTATTAGGTAGGCAAGCCAAGTTTAGAGATACCGGAATTAAGCCAACTGGCGTTATGCAAAATCTATTGGCTGCCGGATATAAAGAAGGCACGCCAGAATATCAGCAAGCCATGAAAGATTATCTTTCTAAAGCGCAAACACAGATAAATATGGGTAGTAAAAATATACCTGTAACCGACTTGATGAAAATGCGAATGCCTGACGGCTCACGCCCTCCCGTTGGTTTGACGTATGAGCAGGCGCAAGGGCTAGGCGTGACGCTCAAAAAAGACTTGGCATCGGATAGCGCCTCAAAATTAGCTATGTTAGATACGGCTAGACAAGGAATTAAAACGATACAGCCATTAATTTTCAAAAACGGCAAAATTGATCGCGACTTAATCAAGCAGGCTTGGGCTATTGGTCAATTTGAACCGGCAGCAGCGTTAGCTTCACCAGAGGCCGGTAAGATATTCGCTGGCATGGAATACGGTATTCAGGCGATAACAAGGGCAGAAACCGGTGCAGCAATGCCAGCAACGGAGATTGATAACACTCGTAAGCGATTCATGCCAAAACCTTGGGATAGTGACGAGGTGGTCAATCAGAAATGGTCGGCTTATCAGTTGTTCATTAATAATGCGTCCAAATATATCAACCCTAAAGCGGCTAAATCAGGTCAATGGGGTAATGCCATCGACTTTGATAAACTGATGAGTGATGTAGGCACAAAGACGGGCGCGAAACCTAAAGGATTGATATATCAACCTAAAACGATGAAGTTTGAGGACTTGAAATGAATGTAACAATGCCAGACGGAACATTGATTGAAGGCGTACCGGACGACTACACAAAAGAACAAGTCTTATCGATGTACGAAAAACAAAAGCCGAAGCCTGTTACTGATGTTCCAAAAGAGTTGACGACTGGTGAGAAGGCTTTGGGCGGCACTCGTTCATTCCTTGAAGGTCAGACTATGGGTTTTGCTGATGAGATTGGCGCATTCATGGCCGCAATGAAAGCAACAACAGACCCTCGGACAAAGCATATCCCTTGGCAGGAATCGTATAGAGATATTAAAAAAAGTCTTAGCGGTGAGCAGCAAGAGTTTGAAAGACAAAATCAAGGGCTTGCGCTAGGGCTTAATGTTGCCGGTGGTTTATTAACCGCACTACCAACAGGTGGCGCTGCTTATGCATCTAGGTTTGGGCAAATGAACCCAGTTAAAACGGCTGTTGGATTGGGCGCTGCTGGGGGTGCTGTATCGGGTACTGGTTATGCGCCTGAAATGAAAGATGTTCCGGCTTATGCTGGGCTTGGCGCTGCTGGTGGTGCTGCTTTAGCCCCTGCCGGTTACTATGCTGGCAAGCTTTTAAGTAAGGGCGCGGGTGCTGTTGGTAGAATGTTAAAACCAGAAGCGCCACAAACGACTATTAGTCGCACAGTCGGTCATTATGCTGGTCAAGACGAGGTCACGCCTGAACAAATGATTAAAGCGGCTCGGTTAATGGGGTCAGAGGCTACGCTATCCGATGTGGGTGGTCAAAACCTAAAATCATTGGCAATGACGGTAGCTCAGAAAGGTGGCTCACAAAAAACAGCGGCCTTGAAAGGATTTGCAGAAAGACAGAAAGGGGCTACAAAACGGATTATGAAGTCGCTCCGTAGCTTATCAGGCGGTGATGAGAATTTCTTTAAGAACCAGAAGGCAATAGTCGATAGACGATTCAAGGAAGCAAGCCCATTGTATGAGGCAGCCAAAAAAGAGTCATTGTCTACTGATGATATGGTAGGCGTATTTAATAAGGTTCAATCGGTAGTTGACGATTACAACCCGTCGAGAGGAATGTTAAAGGAATTTACCAAAGGTAAAGGTGAGCATAAGGTATTCAAGACATCAATTAAAGAATTGCACTCTTTACAAAGACAACTACGAGCCGCTTCAAATACAAAATATAAGGCAGGTGATAACGAACTAGGTGCCGCCTACAAAAAGATGCACAAAATTATCATTGATGAGCTATCTGCAAAAAACCCTAACTATGCGGCTGGTCGTAAAATATGGGCTGGTGAATCCGCTTTGGATGACGCGATAAAATCAGGTCGTAATATTTTAAAAGAAGATGCTGATTTTGTATCGGACAACCTAGCTAGCCTATCAAAGTCAGAACAGGAGGCTTATATAAGCGGAGCTGTTAAGACTATCCGAGATAAGTTAATGGTAGGGCGCGAATCATCAAATACAGCAACAAAGTTAGCCTCTCAGTTAGTTAGAGAGAGGCTTCGTGGCGCTTTCCCTGATGATCAATCTTTTAATCAATTTATTAATCGATTGGATATAGAGGATGAGTTCGCACAGACCTATCAAAAAATATATGGCGGGTCACAAACGCAGCCACGATTACAAGGCGAATCTGACCTTGCTGATGTTATAAAAGGCGGTAAAGCTATTCACATGGAAGGCAGTGATGCGATAACAAAAGTGGGCAACGCAGTTAAAAGCGTCTTAGATGTTGAGGTCGTGCCACAAGTGGTTATTGATGATATAACCCGATTAATGTCCACGCCAGTACACAAGATACCTAAAAAGCAGCTTGAGTCATTGATGAAGCATGGCATATCTAAAGCTGACTTGAATAAAATCAGGGGTCATATTTCTGGCTCTATAACAGGACAGGTGGTGCCGCAGACTCAGCGTGAGATGTCACGATAATGGCTTACACTGAACAAACCACAGATGATGTCATTTACAGCGAAAGACTAAGCAGCGAGACTCGATGGGATGGCGGCTTAACCACTTGGGATGTTGTTGGAAACGCAGCGACAACTCACTGGGATGAAACAACAGTCACCTATACAGAAAGCACAGGCACAACTCCAACCTATACGGAGCAATAATGAGCAGTATTGATACCAGCGGCATAGATGCAACTAAACCTAATTCTGGCGAGGCATTAACATCAGATGTCCGTGATAATTTCAGTGCGATTAAAACACAGCTAGGTAATGCTGGTACTGATATTGATACGAACGCGAGCGGATTAACTAATCATGCCGCAGATACAGCCACACACGGCACTACTGGTGATATCGTTGGTACGTCTGACGCACAGGCATTAACCAATAAAACTTTAGTTGCAGCTAGTAACACAATCACAACCGCAGCCAGTGGCGATCTAGCAGCAACAGAGTTAAACGCGGCATTGGCTGAATTAGAGTCTGAAAAATCACAGATAACCTATGTTGATAGCGAAGTAGACGGGCTTAATCACAAATCAGTAGCAAACAAGGCAGCAGCGGTATTAATCACCCCCACAGCAAACAAAACTTTATTTGTTGGTGGTACAGACGGTGGCCTATTCAAAGCTGTAACAGGCGGCTCTGGCTACTCAGACAATGGCGGATCATACTGCGGCACTCAGTTTATCCCTACTGGTGGCGATGGGTCTGCGGCTTGGGTTAGGGTTGATGGCGGGTATAATGTTGGCTTAGGGTATCAAGTGGCGTGGTATGGCGCTGCGGGTGATGGTGTTACCGATGACACCGTTCCTGTTCAAACTGCTGTAAACGCGCTTGTGACTGGCAAGCTAACAGCAGGCGATAATGATATATTATTAATATCATCTGCAATAGACATCCCGAATAGGAACGAGGTTGGCGCTGATGCGGTTAATGGAATGCAGCATAGGAATTATTCATTCAACGGCTGTAAGATAGTCCAAAATACTGACAACACGCCTATATTTACAGTTAAATCACCAACAACTAACATTCGTTTGGGTGACTTTAGAGCCGCTTATACCAATAATCAACCGTATACCAATATTAATGCCGCAGTTGTTCAAATAAGAAATGCAACAGTAGGTGAAGACCCTACATCAACAGATGGCGTATGGGATAACTTATTCGAGAATATATTTGCGTCTAATGCTGGGTATCCGGCTGCACTAATATCAGAAGAAGATGAATCTTTAACGTCAAATCAATTCTGGGGTAATAAGATAAACAAGGTGTATGGATGGGCTTCTAGGAGGGCTGTATTTAGTAACGGTGGTGGCTCTGGCCAAGTGGCAAATAGTATCCATAATTGTTTATTTTATGGTGGAGTTGAGACAGCGGCTGGAGTTCCATTTTTATCATTAAGATATTGGACTGAATCAAGCATACATCAGACAGAATTGTTAAATGTAACAACAGGCACTAACATAGTGTCTTTAGATGGCTGCACAGGGTTTACATCTAATCAATTCAGATTAGAGGATTGTACGTTAAATACAAACGGCACTGCTTATGTATTGGCGACAGGTGGTAACTCAACTTACACATTCAATGATTTTACTATCTCGAACTCTGAAATTACATCAGCCGTAACAACAGAGACATATGGTATATATGGGTATTCATCACACATTAAAGTAAACAGTATAGCCATTACAGGTACATTATCGCTTGATGTCAATGGTGGTAATTTTTACCTGTTTTATAATGCAGACAGCGGCAATACAGTTTATGAAAATAATATATTTTCTAATGTACTGACTGCTGATCCTACCTCTAATTTTTATTTATATAAGTTTGGTAGCTACGACACATTAGGTGTTAATGAGGATTTGTATTCTTATCAATCTGTTTTGCCGGGCGGTAGTGGTGTTGCGGCAATAGCGGGATTTATAGACGCTGATTTTGATGGTTATATTGTAGCTAGTCAGATATCAAGTGATGTAAATATAACAACGACTATTTATCCTAAAACATTAATAGATGGTGTTGAGCAATATAATGCTGGGTTTAGCTCTGGAACAAAAACATCTATTAAGGGCTTTGCGCCATTATTTAAAGGGGCTATACCCGTCACAAAAGGCCAGCGATTGTCCATGAGCGTAGACCCTGTATCACAAACTAATGATGTATCTGTTGTTTTCAGGGTGTTGAGAATTAAAGAAAAATAGCCGCTAGTATCACATTAGATACTACAGGTAATGGCCTTTAGCCTGTCTTTATAGTATTGGGTGGTTTCTTTGAGGTCGTCTATGGTTAGCTTATATTGGCTGTGAGCGCCTTCAATCCATTCTACATGTGATAGCCCTATCTTATCGATAAGTCGCGGCCTGTAGTTACTGATATTACCTGACAGCATCATATTACAGTTTTTATTGCACTGTAGGTGTATGTTGTATTCATTAAAGCGTAATTCTGGATGTGCGCCCTTAGTTTTATAATGACCGGCTGCATATTGGATATCTGGTTTATTAGTTCCACATGATATACACCCTTTGCCCTTGTCACGCTCTCTGATGTACGCATGACAGGCTTTTTCTGCTTGCTTAACCCAATACGGCCTATCGCTATCATTTAGCTTCGCGCGCATCTTTCTGGTGGTGGCCTTATACTCTTTCTTATTTTCCTGCTTTGTTAATTCAATTGCACAAGTGGCACTACATACTTTAGCCAGTGACGAAAAGGGGGTAAATTTATCCTTACAGATTTTGCACTTTTTCTGCTTTGGTGGTTTAAGCATTCTTAGATATATCTACTTGTGATGCGATTGACCATGCAACTAAATCATGGCCTTCAAAATCTTGCTTCATTTCTTCATTTCCTGCAATATATCTTTCTGCTTTTGCTTTCAAGTCGAATTCGTCATCTGTATCTTTGGTATCAACAAGAATACATCTAACTTTACTATGTATCCTCCCATTGTCATTTTTTTGATATAGAACAGCTACGCCAGATATCCTGCTTTCATCGCTCATAATAACTCCTTATGCAAAATTTAATACCTCTGATACGATTTGATCTAAATCGGCTCTGCTATGGTTCTTTAATACATGCTTTAGAATCACGTTTATAACGCTGCTGTAAAGACTTTCGAACTCATCCTCTGACATACTGCCAAAACTGATAGAACGGCTCTCAAAACGCAACTCGCCTTTTAAGGTGAAAACAGGATCACCAAAACCAGCTAATATTTGGATATTTTTCCTGAATGTTTCATAGTTCTTTTCTACTGGCATACCATTAAAATAATATATATCATTTTCCTTATCAATCGGCCTGCCCTGATACGTGACTTCTGGTAATTCCCAGCAATCAAAAGCATATTTCATCAGAGCAAAATACTTACGATGGAATTGGATATTACGCGGCTTTGATATACTAGCCTTAAGTATCACGCCATCCTTACATTGGAATAGATATTTGCCTGACTCATCATCAGCAGGGTATAACGCGCCATTAGCTTTTTTTAGTAAAATATCTATAACTCACCCCTTTTAATAGCTTGGCACAGCTTCCAGATAGTATTTTTCCACGAATCCCCATAAAGACGCGCCCTAAGCTTGAAATCTGGCATATAGCGCTCTTTATCCTTAACCAGCCGTCTAGCGTATCGTAGCTGGTTATAGTCTCTTAGGCGGTCTTGTGGGCTATTTGTCATTGGTTAATAATTCTGTTATTTCTTCGACTATATCGCCACGGTAATTTGCGGTTCGTAAAATATTCTTTAGCTCTTTCAAAAAGCCTTCAAGCTGTTTAATTCTCAAAGACATGTTATACCCATTGGTGTCAGCTAATTGCTGTATCAAATCCATTCTGCTTTGATCAAATAAAATCCCTAATATCTCTTTATAGTGTTTATATTCCATACATCACCTCTAAATTAAAAAGGCGGCCTCAGTAGATGAGACCGCAACACTAAGCCCGAAGGCTTTCGCAGGAGTTGCCGATTTAACGGCTAGGGAAAACTATTTAATAATCAATGCGCTATTACCTTCGCCAAGGTGCGCTCCTTCTACCTTTTCGCCATCTTTTAACAGTTTACCAATGGCTTTTTTATCTGGCTTTTCTGTTACCGTAACAGTAACCAGCTCATCAGGTATTAGGCTTTCATCATCAATTATAACAACTTTCGACGGCTTTCTTAATGTGATTGTGAATAGATCACATTCGATTTTACTTGTTGAAGTCGCTTCCATGTTGATTTTAAGATACTGCTTGATAGATTCCTTAGCATTGTTAAACACCTTCTTTCTGTCTGTAAGGCGTTTAATCTCGGAATCAATGGCATCATTCATCCCGTCAATGTTTTTAACCATGTAGAGGATTCTATTGGCCTTCTCTGATACTTCCAGCTCTAAGCCATCCATAGTATCTGCAATGTCTTGTGGTTTTAGTTCGCCATCATCGACAAGCTGTTGAAGGCCGCGCACTTGTTCGGTTAATTCGTATAAATGCTTGCTCATTTTTTATCGCCTTCTAATTCTGATTTTCTGAGTTTCACTGCGTCATTTAGCTGTTTAATACCGGCCTTATCATCTCGTCGTTTTGCTTTGCGGATAATTGACTTGTAAATAACCTCAAGCTCATTAATGGCAACGGATGTTTTAATCAAATCTAGGTTATCAGCCAATAGCGCCTCATATTCCTGCCTTTGTCTGATCAACTCAGCGTCTTTATCATCTGCCTCCTGAATGGCAAATTCGTCTCCGACCTCTTGAACGTAGTTGATATCATCAAACTTGCCAAGGTAGATATCAGAATTAAAGCCAAACATACTAGCAGCTTTGTTCAGTGCGTCTGTGAGCGACTTTTTAGCGAATTCTGAGTCAGTCTGCATCCCCCATTTGTTACGGTAAACAAAGGGCGTATGACCGTAATGCGTGGCAGATGCTTTTTTATCACCTTCCATGTGCCATAGCTCTATTTTAATGGTGTGAATGGAATTAATACCGATGCTTTCTTTTGTTTCTTTGTCGTATTCAGTAGACCCGCAATCGAAGCGATCTTCTAAAACCTCATAACCCCAGCCAACACCCAGCGCACCAAACATCTCAGTTAATCGCTTTACAGTGTATAACGGATTTACAGCAGTGCCAGAAAAGCCGCCAGCGCCTTTATATGATCTTGTGTAAGCTGGGTCTGTTTTCCCGACAGAATCCCATAGTTTTAAATTTTCTTTATTATCTGTCATTTTCATATCTCCTCAGATATAGCACCTAAGATCGAGGCGGCAGATAGTTAGGTTTGCTATCGTTCGGTAATGAGCCTAGCCGCATGGTTATATTAGTTTATCTGCGTTTATTTAGCTAGTCTTCTAATAGCTCATACGTTGCTTTATATTTAGCAATTCCATATTTGTCTTCATCCTTAAACATGCCGTGAAAATTAGCGTTTCTAGCCTCTTTTTCCGATGAAAAATCATATTCATCACAGTATGCTCTACTGTAAGAACCGCACGCCTTTCCTGTCTCTTTATCAATGATGCGATAAACAATATCCGGTTTCTTTTCTCTTGGCTTCATCGCATCCGCTCCATCTCAATCGCAAATTGCGCCCGACAGCCTTCCGCTGCACCATCTGATAGATTCATGACGGCTTTTATATCATCGTGGCTCATGCAGCAGCCTGCGCTGGTTGGCGTGGTTCTGAGTATGTTGTATTGCGCCTGATTAGCCGAGGCTATTAGGTCTTGTATGTTATTTATTGGGTTCATTTGCTTTCTCCTGAAACAATACCGGATAAAAATCACATTCAACATTCGTTTCTTTCACGCCAAACATTCTTGTGCACCTATAGCAGTGAACACAATCTTTACATGTTTTGCCTGCTGGCAAGTTTAACTCGCTCATTTTCCCTTACTCCTCTTGATTGTTTTGTCAATTCCAGTCATTTATTGCGTTTTTCGTCAATCACATAGCCTGCTTACTTAAAAAAATACTTTCCTCTATCCGCTTTCTAAGCTTTCGGTCTTGTTCAGCTTGGTACTCTCTGGCCTCGTCCGTATCCTCATCACCTGATCCGGCTTGTGGTTCTTCATCGATGTAGAATTGATCGTCGTAGTCGTTCATTTCCTTGATTTCCTTCTAGCAATTTTCTGCATTTTACGCTTTGCTCTTATTTTTGACTTTCTGAATGTGCCACCATCATAATATTTATTAATATCGCTGCATGTGTATGGCGGCATTGACTGCATTAGTGCTGTACTAAGTGACAATAAAGCTTGTGATTTTTTCATTATTCCAACCCCCTAATTTTTATATTTCGATTTATGGCAATCATACTCAGGCCACACGTTACACTCTGGTAATACTCGCGGCCTTTCGTAATCCGTCTTAAACTCAGCATAATTAAATATTATGTAGAGTATGGCTAGTAATATTATGAGTCCTTTCATGTTATCCCCCTTGTTGGTATGACTAATATACTAGACCTGTTTTAAATTACTGTCAACCACCTTGTTGAAGATAATTCAAATAGACCGTTTGTCGGGAATAATCAATAAATCAATCAAAGCGGTTGAAGTTATCAGTAGAAGGTGTATATTAGAACCATAGACAAACGAAACGGAGATAAGACAATGACAAATCTACAGCAAATGAAAGCATTTTTTGATGAAGTTAGAAACTCAAAGCCTTTAACAGAAAAAGAGATAATTATATCTGGGCATAAAATAACAGCTAAGTGTTTCCTTGATTCTAAAGGTTCAAGTATTTTAGGTTCATGTTATCTAGATGATCACCACGCTACACAAGCAAAAATAAGAAAGACTATAAAATAATTAAAGCCCCTTCGGGGGCAAGGTAGAAAAATGGCAGATTATCAAAAAACAATGAATTTACTTAAAACCTCATCGGCTAGTTATAGCCAGATCGAATCTGATTTAGGTATTACCAAAGACCAATTAACGCGGCTCTATAATTACAAGGTGGTACATCCATGCAAAGACATGATTCAATGCTTGCATGATTACCTTGTTAGAGAAGAAAAGCACCGTATGCGCCAAAACAGGAAGTGTGGAGAAAGCAAATGACCATATCAATAATAGACCACATCGGAGAGGGTGAATTGCCGGTTAAGGTAGAAATTGAATATCAAAAGTATCGCCCTGCTGAAATCATTGACGGATTATCAAATCCAGAGATTGAGCCACACGTCGAGATATTGAATATTAAATCGTTTGGTTTCGATATCGACGATATTCTAACCGCTCACTCAGTTGATGATATGCGGGAAAGAATCAAAACAAAGCTAGTTAATAAAGACTTATTGGAGCTGGAAAATGAGTAGCCCTAAAATAGTAATATGCATATCAGAGACACCAGAAACGGCCAAGTACATGAGATCGTTCTATGCTGACATGCTGGACAATCAACACTTGCCTATTGAGGTAAAAGACCATGCTGCTGAATATATCAAGCGGTATGACGAGCGCAACGCAGACAGTGATCTGCCACGGATTAAGGATTGATTATGGAATGGTATTGTTGGCCAGTATTTATATTATGTTTAGCCATTTTATTAATTGGATGGTGGAATGCCTGATTACTACGATAGAGGATTGATTGTGAACACACCAGAGCAGATAACGGATAAAAGAATGGATAAGCGTAATTCAAAAGAATCGATGCTAAGTCGAATTGAGTATTTAGAAGAAAAGCTGGTAGATGTATTTGACGCGGGCTTGGAAGGTATCTGTTATGTTGGTGCTGCTAATTATGCCTCAAGAGAACGCGAGGCTATCAGTAAGATTGAGGGCGTAATGTACGGAATACCCACACCACAGAGCGAGGGAGAGTGATATGAGTGAAATAATTTATTTTGAATATGAAGATACAGGCAAGAAAATACCCACAATCATGCTTGGCAATGGTGATGTATTAATTAGCGGAATTGTAGAGCATGACGATGGATTGTGTGGCGTTGCATTTTCCAGCATTGATAACAACATTATAGGGAAACCCTATCCAGAGGTATCTGGCAAACAAATTACCGACACTGATGTAATATTTCAAATAATGTCATCCTCAAGAGAGTCGCTGCAAATCATCAAAGATAAACTTGATGAAGCTATTGAAGCATTATACAACCAGCGCAGCAATACAGAGGCAAACGAATGAGCCACAGACTAAGCACAAACAAAGATCTATCCTGTATCCAGCTCACATGCCGCGAGACGGGATTAGTTGAAGTAACAGTAGATTATGACTGGCTAGAGGAACATAAGCCCCATACAGGGCAATTCTCGGCCATTTATGATTATTATTTAGAGGTTAAGCGGAGGGGTGAATTGTGAGTGATTTGGAGGGTATTAAATGGCTTTTGTATATATGGTTTGTATTGTGGTTACTTTTTAAGTTTTAATAACCCCTCGATCCTGATTGATTGAATCAAGAAAGAGGCAAG